GCCTCCAATACTATTTACACCAAAGTTCTCCAAATTCACTTGACAACATTAAGTGAACATATTATTATTAACCTATGAACTATCTAATCGTAGACACGGCCAATACCTTTTTCCGCGCTCGCCACGCGGCACACCGTGCTGCCGATGATTGGCAGCGACTGGGCTATGCCCTTCACGTTACTCTAGCCAGTGTGAACAAGTGTGTGCGCCAGTTTGGTGCTGATCACGTGGTGTTTGCCTTGGAGGGACGCTCCTGGCGCAAGGACTTCTACGAACCCTACAAAAAGAACCGTGCAGTGGCTCGCGCGGCTCTGACCGAAGCCGAAGCCGAGCAAGATCGCCTTTTTTGGGACACCTATGATGAATTCACTAAATACATAGCAGCCAAGACTAACTGCTCTGTAATTAGGCATCCTGAAGCGGAAGCGGATGATATCATCGCCCGGTGGATTGCGCTACACCCCACAGACCAGCACACCATAGTCTCCTCAGACACTGATTTCGTACAGTTAGTGGCAGCCAATGTTCGTCAATACAACGGTATCACGGACGAGGTCATTACACTAGAGGGGATTTTTGATTCAAAAATGAAACCTGTGATAGACAAAAAGACCAAAGCGGCCAAACTGCCTCCTGATCCTCAATGGTTGTTGTTCGAAAAGTGTATGCGCGGTGATCCCACTGACAACATCTTTAGTGCCTATCCTGGTGTCAGGACCAAGGGCACAAAAAACAAAGTAGGCCTACAAGAGGCCTATGCTGATCGAGACAAGAAAGGTTTCAACTGGAACAATCTCATGCTACAACGCTGGACTGATCACAACGGACAGGAACATCGTGTGCTGGACTGTTATGAGCGCAACTGTACTCTAGTGGATCTCACAGCACAGCCCCGAGAAATCCGAGATGCAGTAGATTGCGCCATCGTAGAACAGCGCAGCCACAAAGATGTGGGACAGGTAGGCATACACTTTATGAAGTTCTGTGGCAAATACGAACTAGTGAAAATATCCGAGCAGGCCGAACAATACAGCCGTTGGCTCAACGAAACCTACAGCGGAGTGCTCAATGATTGACCACAATGTTGAACACACTGTGTTCCAGGCCAAGTACCCCAAAATGGTAGATGAAACTTTTTACTTGGAAACTGGACCTGGATGGGCACGGATCATTGATCAAGTTACCGCTGAGATTTATTCCACTGTGAGTGAACGCAGACTGCAACGTGCCAATGTGCTGAGATACAATCGCGCACTGGCTCGTGGCCTGGCCGGAGACAGTCGTGGGTTGGAATATTATTTTACCCGAATCTACTACAATCGCATACGCCCTGGTACAGAAATGATCGAAAGAAAAGTGGTACAGTCTTTGTTGGATGCCGAATATCAACCTGTGCCCGAGGCCTATGTGTATCCACACTTGGTGCAGGTCAAAGAAAAGTTTGGTGATCTCAGATACTATGCAGACCATTTACACAATGACTTGACACCCTTGGTCAACCTAGCAGAAAGGCTGTGCAGATACACCTGCGAACACTGCGGCACACCCGGGCACAAGAGAGAAAACATAGGATGGCTTCGTGTGTTGTGCGACCATCACTACGAGATAGCAGAAAAGAATTTCAAGACACAACAAGCAAAAACAAATCAAGCAAAGGAGACAGCGTGACCAACCTAATAGCCAAACCCATCATTGATAAAAAGTTCTGGATCTTGACCGACGAGTCAGGCAAACGTGGCAACATCGAACAAGAAAACAATGGACAATATCGTGTGTTGTTTGACAACACCTATACCATACACAAGAACATGGCCAGCATCAGGAAAAGCATTCCGTTTCAATTCGCGGACAAGATCAAACCGGCCCGGGTCAAGAAAAATACACGTGAAGTGTATGGCTTTGATGTTGGCTGCCGAGCATACAATCCTGTGTGGGACGTCAAACGGTCACTGCCAATCTTTACCAAGACAGACAAAAGCCGATCATGGTATGCCGCAGGTTGGTATGCTGTGAGACAGACTGCAGACTTTGAAGTGATACGCAATCCCAAAGTAATCTTGATACAGCGTTACGAATATCAAGGACCATTCCATAGCCAGCAAGAAGCCGAGTCTGCTTGTGGCTGATGATACCAGGTACCTACACATACGCAGATTCATGGATCGTGTTCGCAGCACAGACATGACTTCAGGAAGGCCAGTGGTGTTTACCGCACAAGAAGTACAAAACCTTGCCTCGGACATTACCAAACTGTTGTTAGACAGCCAACAAACCATACCAGCCGTGACCACAGTGGAGTTTCCCACAGCCATATCAGGTGGCGGTTTTAAAAAATAGCAAAGAATAAACCGCGCGGTTTATTTGATAAATAAACATATGAGCAGACCCAAACCCAAAGTCTTGTTAGAGCAGACCAGCAAAGCTACCTACAAATGCGATCAGGTACTCAGCAGCGAAGGTATCTGGGCTGTGTTCTATGATGGCAAACCTATCAGTCTCAAAAGCAGTCACAGTCTCACCAACGATGTTGGTCCAAGATATCGCAAAACAAGTTTTCCCAACTCAGGTCACGCCATCAATTTGGCCAAGAAACTGAATCAACAGTTTCACACAGACAAGTTCACAGTGGTACTCATGAACTCAGGTGATCTCATCTTTAGAGATGAAAAATAAAGATCTACTGACTCAAACGCTGTACGAAAAAATCCCAGAACCCGGTTATAACCTTGAGCAGGCACAACTGATTTGGTGGTGCAATGTGCGTGCCACGGGTGGACTCCGGCTCACACAAGAAGGTTGGAAAGTGCTCAAACGAGATCTTGAACTGGAAAGCTACAGCATCAACTTGGATAAAAAAGAAATCAACAAACAGTTTATCCTTGACCTAGATCGCAAGTTGACCACTCCTTATTTCATCGAGCGAGATCGCATACATCTGTTTGGCAGTCGAGAAGCAGTAATGGCCTTGCTACACGGCAACATGAGCCGATACCTAGAAAGTCTTGCCCGCAGTTAGCGGTTGACCAAAAAATACCATTTTGCTATACTAATGGTAACAATTGCGCACCGGGGTCATTTAACCAGCGTGAGTGATGTTGAAGGGTCAAGACTTTCGAGTCCCGAGTAGCCCGGTGTTTGTGGATATTTCCTACTCGCCCACTTTCTGCGGTCCTGCTAGATGGGCCGACGAATCACTTGATCTAGCCCAGGTAAGTGTGCGCTAACCACTGTATTTTTGCTAGGTTAGCGCTCACTTACCTTTAGTTTTTTGTACTTGACCAAAAAATCGTGTTTTGCTATAATATGCTTATGGACAGTAAAAAAGCACCCCGCAAAAAACGCTCAGATCGCACCCACATCGTTTACAAGATCGTGTCGGGCACAGACTTCTACATTGGTGTCACTGCCAAGACTGAGTCAACTGTGCTCAAGAGTGTGCGTGTTCGTATGAACAAGCATCTGTATCGTAGCCGTTCAGAAGATAAATCCTGGGCCTTGTACGAAGCCTTGCGTGATCGTGGCCCTGGTGCTTTTGCTTACTCGATCGTGGCAGTGGTGCGTGGCAAGAGTGAAGCACATTCGGTAGAACGTGCTCTGATACGCGAACTGCGTCCTAACCTGAATACTGATACTCGTGAAAGGAAAACACAATGAACCAAACTTTAACACAATACGACACCCGCCACGGCGGAGCATATGACCGTGGATCAGCCGATGCTTACTATCGCAGATCCTACGATCCTCACTATTTCAAAGGTGATACTTACTCCAGCGATCGTGTGGAACTGAAAGATATGACCGCAGACGAGATCACGGCCTATACAGCAGGCTATCGGGATCAAGAGGAGTCGGGTGATTTCAAGGACTGGGGTTGATTAGATTAAAAACAAAGGAGTTAGCAAATGGGATATTTTTCAAACTTGGCCATTGACATCGAAGAGGCATTGTTCCAAGGTGCCACCGTGGAGCAGATTGCCGAACAGTTCAACTTGTCGGTGCCGGCTGTGATGGCCTATATCGAGCAGTTGGAACAAGCGGATCGCGAGTTCTATGCTCCGGACTGAATCTTGTTCAATCCCTTGACTCAAAACATCGTGTGGCAGTTGCACACCAAAGATCTTCGCAAGGATATGGCTGCCTGGACGGATCATCGCCTGCGAGACTTTGAGTCAGGATTTCGGGGCCGGGATCACAACATAGCCCGCGCATACCTCGAGGAAGTAGCGCAAGAATGGCAACGACGACAAAGGAAACAAGATGTTTAAATTTCAGCATATCGTAAAATATCAGCAGGCCGACGAGCGTATCCGACAGAATCGTTACGAAAGCCGATATTACAACACGGAAGGCCATTCCCGCGATGGCGATGTGTTGATACGATTTACTGTGGAGAAGTATGCCAGGGAAGAGGATCAGCACAATCAATCTCTGCTGTTGGAACGTGCTAGATCGCTTGGAGCACGGTATCTCATACAAGGTCAGCGTGGTCCACAGATCGTGATTCCAGGCTTTGTTGACGGCACCGCTGATATTTTCAAAGACTACCAAACGAAACTGACCGACACCTGGGAACAAACCGACAATCGATACATGGGATATGCAGATATTCGCAGTTTCAACAGCAACGGCGCCACGGCTGTGAGTTGTCGTGGATATCGCAAATCATATGGTCATGCCATGCCCGGAACCACAGGCTTCTACGATGTTGCCACCGGCCGAAAGATCACGGGCAGACAAAACATACTGAAAAGATTATGGGACCTGGGATTCCTAGCCGACCGAGCCGTGGTGTTGTATGCCGCTGACTACAGAGATGGATCACCTGCCGATGTGGAAATGTATCAACAAATACGGCCACGTATAAGAACCTTGGCCTGGAACAGTCCTTTGGTCAAAGGATTGGCTACAGGCATGAACAAAATCAGCAAAGCCTGCGATTGGCCGCAGGAATTCAAGTGATCTCATATCCACGTTTTCGTATTTTCGAAGATGATTTTGGTATACGCAATCTAGGTTACACCAAAAGTGTAATGCTAACTGATCTTGTTTATTTTGCGGACCAAGAGCAAGAGTTGGATCAATGGTGCCAGGAAAACGGCGCTGTGAGATCTGGCATGATCATTGACTTTCCCAGAGAGGCTGTGCTATCATTGTTTATTATTAGGTGGGCTTGAATGACTAAACCTTTGCGTGACGATCTAATGGTACAGCAACAGATCTCAGGTGCTTGGCAGCACTTTGTGGGAGT